TCCTCTTTTGGAACTAAAGGCTCAAGTACGGGGCATGATTGGTTACAAAACCAACGTCAAACAGGAGCCGCGTTTCAAGTTCATCCGAAGATGGATGAAAACTGCAGAACAAGAGCTGCAGGAATTTTTGGATGTGAAAGGAGGTTCGAATGGACAATAGAACCATTACCGTTAACGAAACTTTTTTTGGTGAGCAAAAGCTCACCAAGAAAGAATTTATATCGAGATGGAAATCACCAGCTCTTAGCGTTTGGAATTTGTTCCTGGACCACGGGACAACAAAAGAAGAGTGGGATTTTGGTAGATCTGTTTACGATAAAACTGAAATTAAAGCCGGGGAATTATTCGAAAAATTCTACAAAGAACAGAATAAATAGTTTCCCTCCATACCCTGGGCGAGAAATCGCCTGGGGTTTTTTAATAATAATAATTAATAATAAGAACAAGGCACAAGCCACAAGGTGAACAAGGCGCAAGCCACAAGCCTGCTGGGGTGGGTCCCGCCCACAAGCGCGCTGCGACGTTATGTCACATTGACAAGATATTCTTGAACCTTGGTCCATGACTCGGCGACCGGGGTACAAGGCTCACGGCTCACGAGCTTTAGTATATCTCTTCCTTCATAAAGTTTTATGGCTAAAGGATCGAGGGCCTTTGCCAAGATAAAAGTATTGTTAGAATGTTTCATGTGAAACGAAATTTGGTGTGGAGAGAAGATCAATTTTTTACGTTTTTCTACTTTCAATTCGATAGTAAAAAACTTTCCTTTTTCATTGTAACATAACAAGTCTGGAACACCTGCAGAGGCCCAACTCTCTAGTCTTGTAAAGGAAATTTGCTTGATGTTTTTCTTAACTTCTTGCCAAAACTTAGACTCATCTTTTGCCATGAATTTACCGTAAGGTAGGTGGTTATAATAGGACTACTAACGTAATAAAAACTAAAGAAAAAAGCAACAACTCTTCGATCATAACTTCTTTAAAACTTTACCCATACGCCAGGATTCTGGTTTGATAGTGATTACTAATCTATGAGATTCTCTAACTCCAATTAATTTATTTTCCATTAATTGAATTCCACTAACATCATAAAACTCACCATTAGGTAAAACGATTTGAACTCTTGCATCACCTGCAGCAGGTGATTTTAAAAACTTATCTATAACTTGTCTGAAATGTCTTAAGCTTATCATATTTGTTTTAGAGGGGGCCCAGTATCTACCTAATGGTTTATTCCCAAGGTTTCGTAAGCCGACCCCCGCTATTGTTTACAAACTAACCTGTAATTAAATGAACCGTTTGATTTAATTACAAACATCAAATGGAGGTAAGATGTGATTGACTTATACGAAATATTACGTTAATTGTCAAGGCATGGGAGCATTAAAACAACTCACACCAAAACAAATAAAATTCGCACAGGAGCTCGTTTATAACGAAGGTAGGAAGACTGCGACACAATGCGCAATCGAGGCTAAGTATTCAGAAGACAGAGCTCACGTGACTGCATCTGAATTACAGAATCCAAAAATGTATCCGCTAGTAGTTCAATACATTGGTGAACTTAGACAAGAGATACAGAAAAAATATGATATTACTTTTGAATCTCACCTGGCTCAATTAGGTGATATGCGAAACAAAGCTTTGGATGCCAAAGCTTGGACAGCTGCAATCAATGCAGAAGTAGCTAGAGGTAAAGCTGCCGGACTTTATGTTGAACAAAAAATAATTAGAACTGGTAAATTAGATGATATGTCTGAAGAGGAATTGGATAAGCGAATAGCTGAAGTATTAGATCAGTACTCGCCTATCCTTGAAGGTGTTGCACACGATGAGTTTAAAGATGTAATACGAAAGACAAAAGCAACGTCAAACCGAACACTCCCAAAACCCATAGATATTGAATCAGAAGAAGATTATTCTTCGTCCTCTTCATCTTCCTCATCATCTGAATCATCTGAGTCTTCGTAAGAGTCCTCTTCATCGTCACTCTCTTCCCAAATTTTTTCTCTGATCTTTTGAGTATCTTCGTCAATTCTATCTAAGATATCTTCGATAGATTCTTCTTTTTTCTTCTTAGCCATATATCCTCCATAATGGTTAAATGTTTATCTTCTCCAATCGAATTATACATCCAATTGGGAAAACGTTTCTATCAGAAAACGATTCTTCTTTCGAGTCATAACTTGCAAAAGTTTTTAAATATTTTTTATCTTTTTCAAAGATATATGCGTAAGTTATCATTTCAGCTGGTCTCATGTTACTGAACTCTTCTCGATTTGCGTGCCCGCTATCACCTAAAATATCAATCCACGTGATTTTATAAAAATAATAACGTTTCTTATTGATGACAACTGATCTGTATTTAGATTTTTTTCTTATTTTGGTTTTAGGCATGACCAGTTATAGCACATATTTTTGACCTTCATACCTTTTCATCCTTGCCTTATTTCAGCTCTGTACGACTAGAGAATTGTAGGAACTTTTTTAAAATTGTAGGAAAAAAAAGTGGCTTATACCAACGATTGTAATGATTGTAGAACTTAGGTTCTACAATTTTATTGTGCTATTATTCGCTAATACCAATGATTCTAGATGATTTTTTTGAAATTGTAGGAAAAAATGACCCTCCAAACTTTTTTTTGAAAAAATTTTTTTTCGTTACCCCTGAAAAAGTTCTTACAATTACTACAATCCGCATAAAACAACACTTTTAGGTTCTACAATTTACTACAATTTATCCGGAAAAGTGTGACATATTTGTCACAGTTCCGTGTTCCTTGCCACATTCTCGCCTTATTCTTGCCGCAATCTTCTTTACTTTACATTCTTATCTTTTTCATTATAATACTGGTCCACTCTTCTTAACCAATCAAACTTAGCCTGTCTAAATTCCTCACCTTCAAATATAAATTCTTGAAAGTAGTTATCTTTAGTACAAATTAAATTCACACCTTTATTAATTGCAGTGCCATAGATTTCATTATGCGCTAATGCATATGCAGCTAATTGAAGTTTATAATCATCAATCCATTCTTTACGTTTTGGTTTATTACTTTGTTTAAAGTCAATAATTGATGCTGACCCATCATACATACCAACAACGTCGGTAGCGCCTGCATATAGCCCAGGATAATACAATGTGACCTCCAGGCCCCAATACTCAGTCAATCGGTCTCTAAGGCCGTTTATGAGGATCTGATGAGCCATTTTCTCTGCTATTTGACCAACATCTGTTAAATCTACGTGTGGTTCGTTTTTGATCCATCCTTCTAGAATATGGTGCATAATAGTCCCACGGGTTGCAGCAGTGTCCTTGATCCGTGTTGCCTGGTCTTGTCCTACTCGTGCAGCCCACGCAGCTAAAGATGCCTTCTTCTCTTCACTTTGTGTTGCAGAAAGAATCGTTGTAACACTAGGTAGTTTCTCTTGTCCAACGTCATAGTGTCTTGACCCCTGGACCAAGGACCTCATTGACGCCGGGTATTCGTATAGTTTATTTAGTTTCATTAGTGTAGTGTTTCTCCTTTAGGTACTTTTTTAAGTTCGGGTTTAGGTTCTAATTTTTTAGTCAATCTTTTTTCTGCTAACGTTCTTAAATTTTTCATTAGCCCTTCTTTCCATATCCAAATATCATCGCTTTTATCATTCATTCTTAACCATCCTTTAGGAATCCATACTTGAATAGGTTCCATAATATCAGCACCATAATAATTTAATAAATCTTTAACCAGCTGACTTTCAACGTGATTGATTTTCATTAATACTGCTTTAGGAGTTTCTCTCAATGCAACAAAATCTATTCTAGTATGATTAATTAGAGAACTGATATATTCTTTAACCATTTATCTCCTTGTCTATTTCTAAATACTTCAACCAATCTTTCTTAGTTGAATCTTTTTTAGTTGAATTACATTTAGCACAACAAAATATAATATTATTTTTTTTATAAGTTTGTGTTGCATCAAATCGATCAATTGAAAAATTTTTTAAATTTTGTCTACCACCCGTAGCACGAATATAAGTCCAGGGTTCTTCACAATACCTACAAAGTCTACCGTCGGTCTCTGGAAATTTATCTTTCATTAATTCTATGTGTAATATTAATTCTTCATACATTTCCTCCAAAGTTAGTTCAGGGTTCCATCCTGTTCTTTGATAACCATTTTTCATTGGTTTAGGATTAATTGAACTATTTTTAAAAGGTCTTGTTAAAGATTGATAAACATAATTTATTTCTAAACCCATATGTTTATTTAGCCAAGCATCTTGTTTATCTTTATTTTTTATTTTATATTGATGGCTTCTTTTTTTATCACACGATTTACAAATAGTAGAAAGATACATTCTATTAGAATAGAAAAACTCTTTTGTTTTTGGAAATACTTGCTTACATTTATTACAAGTTTTATTTTTTATTGATGACTCTATTTCCATCTGTTCTTTCTCTGTCTTTCCAACGACAATCTATTTCTAATACATCATCATTTTTACCGTGGCATATTTTAATTAAATGTCCTTGAGCAGTATCTCTTACCCAATATTTTTTATAGTTGTTTAATACAATTGTTTTTATTTTAGCCACCAAATTTCTCCATTAAACATTTGTTTGATCCTTGGTCCGTGATTAAAAACCCATAATACTCTAAACACTTAGCAACAATATCCATATTATATTTAGGATAATCATCAAACACGAGTCTGGTATGAGGTGCTGAATGATTAGCAAACCACACTGCTTCAGTAATTACATCTTTAGTCATATGAGGTCCATCCAGGTGAGCAAAAGCAAACTTAGATCCAGAATGTTTAGATTCATTCATAAAGTCAGTGTCGGTCATAAGACAAGGACTAAACCTACCTGTCTTAATATAAGGATCAAAATCTTCTAACATTTGATCTCTCATTGCATCTGTATAATCACAGGTATATTCACCGGTGTTATCATAGTGTTGATACTTTAAATTACCATAAGGATCCACACCAATATGAATGTAATTATTTTTTACATTATCCATAATAATTTTAGAACCTAATCCTTCTCGAACTCCAATTTCACAAGTTTTATAACCTTGACAATCAAAGTTTTTGGTCCATTTTTCTAGTAACTCGTAGTCCTTACTGTCTCCTCTAATCATACTATTCCTTTTATCATTTTTTGTTTTTTCCAATCTTCTTTATCTTCGAGCATTGTATAAGCATCCTTACCATCGTAATAATAACCAACGATAACCCAGTTTTTATTCTTTAATTTCTTTTTCTTTTTCACCATTTTTTTCTCTTAGTTTAGATTGAAGATATATTTTTTGTTTACGCAACATATCTATTTCCTCTTCTAACTTTTTAATATGTTGAAAATTTAATACATGTCTTTTTATTTCTGTTTTTTGTGTCATTGTAACCTCGATGATTTAACCAACTCTAACATTTGATTTATAGTTTCATCAGTGATTTCTATCTCACCCTGATTATCACATTTCTTACAATCTTTTTGTAAGTCTGCTTCTCTAGAACCACCAATGTATCCATTCCCGTTACAATCGGGACATATCATTTTACCAATCATTTTTATTCCTCACTTTCGTTGATAAATTTTTTATTGCAGAAGTAAAATTATCACAAAATTTTTTTTGAACTTTACGTTTGATAAAGTTTGGATCAAATCCTGCGTTTTCACAAACATTAATAAAGCTTACATCACTATAGTTTGTTAAAAAATCTACAGCTTCTTTTTTAATATTAGGTGTTTTTTCATATCGATCAGGACCAAAAGCATCATCAAATGCTTGGCCTAATACTGCTCTCCATAGTTTTTTTTCTGGAGGAGATTGCTCTTCTACAAGAACTCTTAGTGGTTGCATATTCATACTACTCTCTCTTTCTTTTTTTAGTTAGTTTACCATTCAATGATTTTTCTTTTTCATTGACTAATAGTGTTATAGTTTGAGATCGACTGACTGTCATCTGTGGTATGATGACGCGTCTAATGGCGTCAATCTTATTGTAGGTATCCTTAGTTAAGGACACATTTTTATATTTACTTACATCTGTCATTAGTATAACCTTTCATTTAATAACATAATACTGGGATATTATAGTAATTTACTTAGGATGTCAATGAAGTTTATTTTAACTGTTTATATTTGTTCTTTATTATCTGGAGAATGCGTTATTCCACAAGATAAAGAATCTGGATTTAATTACCCAAAAGAATACAACACACATTATGGTTGTGTTCGTGATGGATTAGGGGAATCTTTTGAAATATTATTTAATGGGGATTATTTTAATGCAGATGCTATAGAAACTTGGAAATTATATCCTAAGTTTGGCTGTATTGAAGGGGATCCTTTAGATAAACCTGGAACACCTTCTTAACGTTTTTTCTTTTGCCTTTTTTCTGACTTATTTAATCGTTTCTTGTGTCGCCCTGGACGTTTCGGAGGTTTTGGACGAGGAACATAGTGTACAAATTTTTGTTTAGCCATTGCTTATATTATCTTTGATCCATTTTTTATCAGATTCATCTAATTTTAGATACCTAATTCTACCATTAATATGTTGTTTTGTATCATAACCACAGTTTGTGCATCTATAGTATTCTGAGACAATTGCTACTAAAATAGTTTCTTCTTCACATTCTTCACATAATCCATGTACGGTATCTATTTTATTAAACACTTTAAATTCTTTGGTCATATTAAACTAAGTCTATATTATCCTTACGTAATTGTCATCTAATTTTACTAATGATAAATCAAATGCTAAAGTTATTCTTTCATTATTTGTATTTTGTATATCTGTGAAATGAGGAATGTTATTTTGAAATAAAGTTATTTTTCCAATCTCATTTTTACTTGAATATATTTCAGGTTCATTAATTTGATTAATTGGATTAATATAATTTGTTGATGTATTATTACATTGAATACAAATATGACCTCCTAAATAAGTGTCTGGTTTTACTCCGTGAATATGTGGTTGGATTTTTTCTCCTTTTCTCATTATATTTACCCAACATTGAATATATAATTCATTTACAGGAGGTAGTTTAAAATAATTAATAATGTTATTATGAAAATTTATTATATTTTCTTTTAATAATGATATATTTTTATTTTTCCAATTAAAAACATTATATCTATTAAATCTCATTGTTGTGCTATTTTTACCTAAACCTGTATATCCATCTGTAATTTTACCCACTTTAAAAGTAAGGGGTAGTTTTAATATTTCTTTTTCTTTTTTTAATAAACACTTTGATAAATTATTAAAATTAATTTTATGTATTTTTGATTCAAATATATAATAATTCCATTCAGGTGCAAAAAAATTATTTTTTTTAGCACTTTTAAAATTTATTATTTTTATATCTTCTTTTACCACGGTTTATAATTTATTATTCATATTAAACTAAGTCTACTGCTCTTCCTATTATAGGTTTGTATTTGGTTCTTTTATCTTCTTTAAAAGCTCTTAAAAATTGTTTTCTAGGTTTATCAGTTACATAACTACAATGGACCCACCCACTATTAGGTTCTCCTGGGACATAAAATTCTAAAATCATTTGGTCAAAATCTAAGTTTTTATATATCCAATCAGAAACTTCAGCGTTATCTTTACCTGGACATTCAAAATCAACGGCTTCTGCTTTACAATGCTGTGAATTAATAGAGCTTCCAATAGCTAAACATAATTCAGGGGAACGATAGCCGCTAGTAATCGTCACTGGACCGAAGTGATCTCGTACTGGCTGCAAAATATTTTCACACAATAATTTTAATTTTTCAATTTGATTAGCATTAGGATTGTTATCAATACTTAATCGTACAGCAGTATCTGATTTGATTAACTCTTGTAGAGTAAAGTTTCTGGAAAGGTTCATTATTTTGGTTTTATAATTCTTTTTATACTTATACTACCATCTATATTTTTTTCATTAAATACCTTGTAATCTAGGGTCGTCAGAAGTAATATTTTTAGTCGCTTTAGGTCTAGCAATAGAGTCCTTACTTCTTTTACGAAGTTGAGCTTTAGCAGCTTCTTCTTTTCTTCTATCGTCCATTTGTTTTTTCAAATCCCATTTAAAATTCATTTGTCCTCCTTTGGTTCTATTTCATAGAACATTTTGTCCGTATCTTCTGTAACCCAATCTGAGCCCTCACAATCCCAAACTGTATTTTGGACTTTATAATCAGGCCAGCTGTCATCAGTAGTATAACTATTAATGTGCCACAAAATACGATTATTAGGCTGAGCTGCATAATTCCCGTTATTAAGAGCCAATATATGCGCGCACTTATGTTCTTGAGGAATTTCACTATGCTCAACATTTAATATATTAGTCTCTGGGTGTGCCCAGTCAATAGTAAAAAGATATTGTCCATGGTAAAATTTCTTATCTTTTCCTAAGAATTTACCTTCTACGCCAGCCAACCAATCAAAACAATGAACAGAAGGCCAATAACTAAAGCAGTTCCACAACTGTAACTCGTCAACCGACATATCCGGCACTTCGGTTCTATCATAACGTTTTTGGAAAAACGCTGAGATAGGCAATCTATAAAAGACCGCACCATTTGGCAACATAACGTGAAATAATAAGGCACGTCCTGATATACTTGCCATACCGAAGATGACACAGTCTTGCTCACCTTTTTTATCCATGTCCATATCATACAAATATTCGGTACGAATTTTGCAGTAAATAGGTGGTATATTCGCGTTAAGGTAGGCCATACTTTAATCCTTATATTATTGTCATCCATAAATATCTCCCCAGTTTTCTCCTGACTCATAATCAACTTTATTGGGTACCTCTAGTTTAACAGCATTTTCCATAATCTCAATAATTTTATTTGCATGTTCTGGAGACTCTACTGATAAATCTAATTCATCATGAATTTGTATGTGTGCTACAATACCTTCTTTATACAAATCAACCATTGCTTTTTTAGTCATATCTGCAGCACTACCTTGAATTAATTTATTTAAAGCTTTGTAAAGATAAGCTCTTTTAATCCCCGGTCCGTGTTCCCTGAGTGCTTCTTCTTGAGGCAATGCCTTATGTATACCAAACATATTTGGTTCCCATAAATGAAACCTACATAATCTACCTAGCAACGTTCTAATTTGACCTTGATCCTGAGCTCTATTTGATGCAGCATTCATTAAGTTTTTAACAAAAGGTACCTTTGCATGATACTGATTAAATAATTCATCTGCTTTTTCTTTTGTTACACCAAGTTCTGCTTGCAGTTTAGTTTTACCCATACCATAAAACAAACCTAAGTTAATTGTTTTAGCTTGTGATCTAGGTATCTCTGCCATGTCTGCTACAATCTGGTGAAAGTCTGTATCTGTATTTTCATTATACGCATCAACAACATCATACACCGATGGAAATTTTTCTAGTGATGCATAATGTACAACCAATCTTGGTTCTTGTTGTGAGTAGTCAAAACAACCCCAGGTACAATTCTCTTCTGGTAAAAATAAAGATCGTATCATAGGTCCTAGATCCTTGTTCCGTGCTGGAAGTTGCTGTAAGTTTGGATTACTATAACTGAATCGTCCTGTTACAGTACCACCTTGATCGGATCTTATTTGATTGATGTCAGCATGAATTCTACCTTTATGTTCATATTTAATAATAGTATCAATAAAAGTTGTGTGTGCTTTATTAATCTCTCTTGCTTGTGCAATTTTTTGAACTAAAGGATGTGTATGTTCAGCTAAAAAATTTTTAGTAAAAGAGGGTGCTTTTATCTTTTCAGAAACAGGATATGGTAAATTTAATTTATCAAATACTTTTGCAATACTTCTTGCAGCCCATATCTGTGGTTCAACACCCGTTTCTTTTTGTACTTCTAATAATAATTTTTCTTCTTGAGATTGTAGTTGAGTCTTTAATTGTGAAGCTCTCTCTGCATCTACTCGCACACCTTTAAATCTCATATCTACCAGACATGGAAATAAATCTGTTTCTAAATTAAAAATAGATTCTATATCTTGTTGTATAATTTCTGTTTTAAATTTTTGCCATAACTCTAAAGTTAACTCAGCATCTTTTTCTGCATAAGCTCCAACATACATTGGTGGTAACTTCCACATATCTGCTTTTGGATCAAGTCCTCTAGATTTTGCTTCATCACTTAAAGCAGTTTCATTTTTACCATGACCTAAATAGTCCCAAGACAATGCATTTAAAGAATATGCAAATCTATTCTCATTAATTAAACTTGCTGCAATCATGGTATCTACTATTAAACCATTGATTTTTATACCTAAATTACGTATCCAACATACGTCATACATAGCATTGTGAAAAATTTTTATAGCTGGACAAGCCATAGTATCAGCAAACCACGCTAATACTTTTTTACGATCCATGTTGCTCCCTGATCCGTGAGCAATTGGAAAATAAAATTTTCTACCAGCAACAGCTACAGCAATACCAATTACTTCTCCATTACCTATTACAGACCCAGAACCTTTTGTGATAAGATCAGGATCTCTAGTTTCTAAGTCAATTGCTATTTCATCATAGGACCTTAAGTCAGGAAATTCTTCTGGTTCTATCCATTCTGTTTGTGCAGTAAATATAGGTACTCTCATTATATTTTTTCCTTTAATGAATCTAGATATTCTTGATCTTCTTTATCTAATTCTTCTTGTTGCTTTTTACCAAAAATTTCCTCCCAACGTTTTTTATAAACATCGTTAGTCGGTCTGGATTTACCATCCCATTGTCTACCTTTTTCTTTTGCCATGATCCATGTCTTTCAATTTCTTTTTCTCTAATTCGCAATAATGAATTATTTTTTCTAAATCTTCTATGCCATTTTTATTCAAATATCTACACACGTACTTTATAACGTTTCCCTGGAAAAAGGAAAGGTCATTCTTAGAAATAAATTCATACGGCTGTATGTGAAAGTCTTTGTAGTGGCTCCCACCTATCTGCTTATCTTGTGGAAATATTTTTTCCATGTCATCTTTATGTGTCATATTTTTCTCCTTTATAATGTGGTAGTTGTTGATTTAACGGGGTAATATAATAATTGGGAATTGAGGCCCCGAACCAACTTCGTCCGTTAGAACTTGAAGCTACCACTCTCCACGGAAACTGTCCCTCTATCCCGTTCTGTTTAAAACTACAAAGAATAACCATAACGTTCCTTCTTTGGTTTTAATAAGTATAGGTTTTCTTTGGCTCTAGTTGAGCCAACATACCAAACTCTATGTTCTTCATCTGCTTTATCAATATTGTTTTCTACAGATTGTCTAATTTTTCTAGCGTTGTCTAATACTAAAATAACATTTTCACACTCACCACCTTTTGCTGCATGAATAGTGGACACTTCTATTCTTGGAGGTTGTGATAATTTATCTCCATTAGATAACATTGTTCTTATATAAAAACATTCATCCTGGTCTGCTCTTGTAAATAAATTATACCAAAGCGCATCTTTACCATAACCAAAATCATCCATGTTATAATATTGTTTATTTTCTTTAAATTTAAAAAAAGGATTGTCTGGTAAATATTCATGTATTTCTTTTGCATCTGCTAAATTAATTAAATTACCTTTACATAATTCACTAAAGTTTAGTATCGCTTTGTATAATCTTACATTGTAACTCTTGCCAAACCTATCTTTAAAATATAAATTATTTGATCTTAATTGTTTGGATATTTCATCAGATCTATAAGTGGTTCTAGTTAGTATTAACCAATTGTTTTTTGTTAAATCAATATGTTCAATATTATAAATAAATTCAACATTTCCAGCTGATCCTTTTTTTGGAAAATATTGTTTTTCTTTTCTAGTTTCTATTCTACTAACAATAACGTTAGCTAAATCCTGTATGTTTTTTGGTACTCGATTTGAATAAGGTAATACTATTTCTTCTGCTGGTTCATTTATAAATCTATTAACGTCTGCTCCAGCCCAGGCAAAGATTGCCTGATCGTCGTCTCCTGCTAAATAAATATCTTTTGATTTTTCTTTTAATACATCAAACATCATCCATTGTATTGGAGATAAATCTTGAGCTTCATCTATAAACACTACATCAAACTCTTTACATTTTTCTTTTTCATTTACAAACTTTGTGATCATGTCATTAAAATCATAAAGGTTGTCACCTTTAAAATGATTATAATTTAAATAGATATGTCCTAAAGTTTCATAATCAATTTCATTACTCCATTCATTTGTATTAAATTCTTCTTCAGGAGAAATATTTTTTACTTTTGCCTTATTTATAAGTTTAAAATACTCACTATTAAAATTTAAATAACCAGACCCATCTCCAGTATCTGTAACTCTTAAATTTAATTCCTTACCTATCTGTTCATAATGTACTGGTTGTAATACAGATTCTTCACTCATACCTAATGTGTGAAAAGCAAATGAATGTAGTGTTTGAAAATATATCAAATCTTTTTTATCTAATTCAGGATTTCTTTCTAACATTCTATCCTTAGCTTCGTTAGCTGCTTTTCTAGTAAATGCAAAATAGCCTATTCTATTTAAAGAAGTTCCTTTTTTAATATATTCATCTACTAAATTTAATAATGTAGTTGTTTTTCCTGTACCTGGAGGACCAAAAATTTTTTTAATCATTAAAAATTTTCTCCCCTGGTATTATTAATTACTCTTTCTTGTGGTTTTTCATCAGAAAGTAATCCTGGAAACTTATCTAAAGATACTACAGTTACATTAATTGGATTATAAGAATTAGTATCTCCATCTTTTTTTGGAAATCTTTTACTTACACCAAATTTTGCATCAAATAATTTTGTCATTTGTTCTGCAGTTATTTTTCTATCCATTTTCCATTCTTTATTTTTTAAAGAATCAAAAAAACTTGAGTAAACAAAAAAACCTTCGTTACCTTCTATTAATACAGCTCCAGTTTTAAATGCTGCATATGTAGTTGCTTTTGGTCCATGTAAATATTTAGATAGATACTCTTCTAACAACTCTTCATCTGAAGTACCTTTAGGTGGAGGTGTTGTTAATTTTGGTGGGAATAAATTATCCAATATATCTTGAAATTCATTTTGTTTTATTTTTGGTGGAATCATATCTGCAGCCGCACCAATGATTGCTCTTATATTATCTAACTCTATTATTTGTCTTATATTTTTTGCTCTAACTTCTTTTGTAGTTTGACCATCAGATAAAGTAACATTGAAAGTATACTGTGGTTCAGCATAAGTTATTTTTTGTAATCCCGATAACGCTGGAAAAACTCTTTTCTTATCTGATAAATAACCAAAAGCTCTTTTTCTACATTCTGCTTTCATACACACTGGTTGTATTGGATCTTCAGTACAAGTATGTCCTTTAGTTTCTCTTACCCAAGATTTTAATTTCTTTTTAGTTTTTTCTTCTGTCCAATCTATTACATCATTAGCACCGGGTTCAAAATATTTACCAGGTGCTGCAATAACCATTTTCTCCCAATCGTCTGGATATTTCTTTTTAGCAAACACCATATAGTTATATAAAAATCTGTCTCTACCATCTCTTAATTTATTTTTAGTTAATATTGCAAGACAAGGTGGACCATCATTAAATTCTTCCCCACCACCATTTAATAAAGATCTAGTGTGTTCTAATGTAAACTCTTCTAATTCGTCAGCACTATATGTATTTGCTTCAACTACACTTATAAATTGATCGAAAGTAAATGTTGTACCATCTAAATTAAATGCAACTCTTTCAGTTTTATTATAATATGGCAGGTTAATGTATTGACCCATATTCCATTTACCTTCTGAGTCTTTACCTAATTCAGTTTGTTTAGGATATATTTCAATGTTGGTTGGAAGTTTTAATGTAAATAATAATCCCTCTAAAAAATTTCTTATTGCAACAGCTCTTATTGGTTCTTTAACAAATAAATATAAATGTAATCCCCCTGATTTAGATTTAACTGGAACAACTGGTAGTTTATGTTCAGCAATAATATCTAAATATTTTTTGTATGGAAAATTAGAATAACTATGTTGTTTGTCATCAATATCTATAGCACCAAACTTTGCCATACCTTTATCATCACACGGTTGAATACCAATAGATTGTCTACCGTTTAAATGATCTAAATAATCTTTTTCAGTAATCTCATCATGAGACCAACCATAAACTGGTCTAGCCTTACCTGTGCTTGGATCAATGGATAGTTTTGTTAGGTCTGCAGTACCAAATGCTCTTTGCAAACCTGTAAACGTCTCTATAAATTTTCTTTCTTTATTATCCATTATTAAACTGTTTGTAGTTTATGTGGGCGATTGCTCGCCCACAATATATTGGGTAGATTAAAAGTGAGAAGCTTCTGATTTAGTACTATCTGTACTTTCACCATGCTTAACTTTGACATCACCTTTAGATATACTTTCAGCAAAAGATTTAGCTTGTTGGTATATTGCAGTATCTTGTACTGGACCAACTTTGCTAACTTCCCATCCAAACCAAGTTCCTTTGTCATTAGACATTTGAGTAGTTCTCAAATTGTATGTGTGACTAAAGAATGCTGGTGTGAACATTCCGTTTTTGCCTTTCATTTTAATACTTGCCATCATACTATTCCATTTTCTACTAATCTTTAATTGTGTTGATTTCATGGCAATTAAAGCTGTAGATGGAGTATTACCTAAAACAACTACAAAATGACTTGCAGTTTTTTCAATATAATTACCATTAGGTAATCTATCTTTGTATGAGGCATCTCTTTTTGTTTGAGTTAGTATATCACTAGATGATGGGTGAATTGCTACTGGAGCACCGGAACCTTCGCCTCTATCTTGCCATTCAATATACTCTAATTTGTAATGACAAGGAATGACTTCAATTCCTTTTTCTCCATCAAACAATTCTCCAGTTACAGAGTTATAAATCATTCCAGGTTCAGCACCTTGAACATATTTACCATCTCTTTTATTAACTTCTGGAGATAATTGTCCTAGTATTTTTAAGAATGGTAATGCTAAATCTTCATGAGTTAGATTTTCCACTCCTTGGTTTGCATCTGCTTCAAATATATTTACAGATAGCGCACCTGCATTAACTTTTTCAGTCATTGCATTATTAGTCCTTGGTTCTTGTTTCTTTGTTACTTGTTCTTGTGACATATTTTTTACTCCTTTATGCACGTGTTATTTTAGTTCTGTTTCCTGCGAACACATTAAATAGATCAGAGGGCATATCGAGACCCTTTTCGATACGCTCCCTGACCAATGCCTTAAGTGTCATAGGTTCAACCTTTAACTTTTGGGTCGGTTGATAGCCTTGACCTTGCGCAAGGACAGCATATTCTGCTGCCTTGTTATCCTCGTTACGACCAAAGGAAACAGTGACCTCATTTTTAATAAGATCACCCAGGCCGTTATCACGAAGCCATTTGAATGCTTCTTCCTTTTTTTCTATAGGAATTGAAGCACCATAAACTGGTTTTACTTCTATAGCTGAACCATCTGCTAGTTTCATTGTACTAATATTCATTTCGGTCATCATTGTAGGAATGACTTCACCCGATAATGTTTCAGCTTGTTGTTTAAGTTGTTTTAAAGATTCTTCTGCAATCTTTATTTCATCTTCTAGATTTCTAAGTTTAATAACTTGATCTGATAATGCTTTAGCATCATTAGTTTGAGTTATCGACTCAGTTTGATCTGCTTCGAAATTTATATTGTTCATATATATTTATCTCCTTTGTTAGAGTTAGTATTTCTTTCTTAGCACTTTTAATCATTTTAAAAGCTTTGTATTTCATATAATAAAAATCAAAAACTTTGTCAAGATTAAAAATAAAAAAACCTATTATAGCTAAAATATAATGTCTAAATTTTGTATCTTCATCTCTTTCAAACAAATTAAAATTTTTTATAAACTGTATGTCTTTCTCAGTTTGTTTTATAAAATTTTCTAATTCTAGCTTTCTATCTTTCATACGATACAATCTGTTTTGTATCTTCCATCGTTCTTTATCCGTCATCTATGTTTCCTCGTTCGTATAAGTTTATTTCAACTGGGTAGTATGTATGCTCTTGTCTGTCCCATTTCAAGAGATTATATTTACCTCCTGTTATATCTGCGACAATTGAACACGCTACACCTATTATAGCTGGATCACCTGTTAATAACAAATAATCTT